CGGGCTAATGCTGATAGGCTGAACTAGAGGAAATACGGAAGGAGATGGGCAGTGCCACTGAGTGATGAAGGCCAGTTTGCCGACGCGGCGAAAGACCCGCTTAAGCTGATCGGTGAAATCAAGGAGGACATCCCGCACAACTGGAGGGTTCTCGTGTCAAACATGGACGCAGTGTGGCCACAGATTTTTCACGGTGACACTGTTGCGACACAGCAAGCATTCCAAGAGGTCCTGAATTATTTCCAATTGCTGACGCATCAAGTTGAGCAGTTGGCAAATTTAGCCGAAGTGCAGGTACGGAAGGAGATGGCGGAATGAGTGAGCAAATGCCAAAGCTTGCGATGAGCGAAGCCCCCAAGGATGGTTCGTGGTTTTTGGTGACACGGATGGATGGTTCAACCTTTTCCGTCCGGCGCGGAGAGACCTTCATGGAAGCGACGTGCTGTCTTTCCCGTGTGGCCCTGCCAACGTGCCGATCTTGGTCACCCCAACCCAAGGACCCGTCCAATGAGTGAGGAACTCCCCCAACCACCAGAGGAAGCGGAATGATGAAAGATAAATTCCACCCTGAAAATGCGCCACAGATGTTCTCGACAATCGAGCGCGTTGCAGCGCGTCTTGGTGTGAAACCAGACGCGAAAGGCGAATATGAGCTATTCGAGATAATGGAGGCGTTTCTTGACCGCCTTGATTCCGGTTTCCAACCACCAGAGGAAAGATGATGACTGAAGAAAACGGAGAAGAACTCCCCCCCAAGGAAAAGACTCCTGAACAGGCGCTCAATGATGTTGCCAGTGGTGGCGTCAAATCCAAGGCCGAGCGCCAGGAGAAACTGCGTGAGGCAACGAACAAGCTCAAGGGGAAGTTCGGCTAACAGATTGATAGGGGCCAGACTAACTCCGGAGGGCGCGGTTGGCGTCCGAGCATACCAAGCACCGCTGCCGCTTTCTGGCCCACCTCTGCGGAGGCCCATCAAGGAGCCAAGTGGTGCAACCAACCGCTTATCAGGTGCGTTATGTGTCAGCATAACATCGCCCAATATCGACGGGTCGGCTGTGATGGTCGGCGCAGATTGAACGAACGAAGGAATGAACGATGTTTACTGTGAAAGTGTTTAGCGACGGTGTAGCCTGCCCGAGCGGGATTTACGAAGCTGAGGCCGTCTTCCCCAAATCAAACAACACATCAGGCAGTGTCGATGAGATTGAGATTGAGCGTCCATACCCTCAGTCTCGTGTCATCGTGTGGCTCGGCCCAAAGAGTTTTGGCGATAACGATGCGCCGAGCAGCCAGAGGGTGACGGTTGAAAACTCAGCTGGAAAGCGTGTCGAGGATTTTCAGTACGCTGGGCATGTGTCACTCACACCTCCAGCGGCGGGGAAAATTTGTGGGACTACAGCGCCCTAGAGCGGTGCGTTATGAGCCGTGCGGGCGGGGAACATTCTCCACCCCATGGCCAATGTCATCCACTTCAAAGGTAATGAGCAACACCCCCACGGGTCCCCGACCCTGTTGGCGTTCCTGCGTGACACCACCTCTGACGTAAAACTGATTCAAGGCCCTGTGGAATCCGGCAAGTCCGGTGCATGCATGGCCCAAATCTACATCTGGATGTGCCAGATGCCGCGCTCCCTCGACGGGATACGCCGCTCCCGCTTCCTGATTGTGCGCCCCACCTATGGCGAACTGCTCACGTCTGTGATCCGTGACTTCCTCGAATGGTTCCCTGAGGACCAGTATGGCAAGTTCAAGTCCACGGAACCCTATTCCTACAAGATGAAGTTCCTCGACGTGGAATGCACGGTTGACTTTGTGTCCTACGCCGACACTCAGCCCGACACCCTCAAGAAACTGCGCTCAACCCAATATACCGCCGCCTGGGTCAACGAAGGGCAATTCACCCCTCTGAAGCTCTTTACGGAAATTATTCGACGCACAGGCCGCTATCCGTCGAAGAAGATGTGCCCCGATTATGACCGCCGTAAACGGGCCGTCCTTGATAACAACGCGCCTCTGACCCACGACCACTGGATTCTCTACATGCGGGGAGACACACCCATCCCCGACGACATCCCCGAAGATCAGCGCATGGCCTACGACAAGCCGGACAACTGGGAGTTCTTCGTCCAGCCCCCGGCCCTGCTCGAAGTGCGGAACGAGAAGGGGGAAATCGTTGATTACAAATTGAACCCCGATGCCGAAAACCTACAGAACATGGGCGAGAAGCCGTATTCCGAATGGGGTGGCATGACGCGGGACGAAATCGACCGCGACTTCCGCAACATTACGCGGGAAAACAAGGGGAACGCCGCACGTTATCCCAACTTCATCCGTGAAATCCATGTGGCAAAGCGGGAACTGACGCCCTACGAGGGGGCACCCATCGAGATCGGTGTTGACCCCGGACAGAACCCCGGCTTCACCATGGGTCAGAAGGTGGACGGTCGGGTCTATTTCCTCCATGCCGAGGAACTTATGAACGTCGAGGCCGTGGATTTGGCCGATAGGATCAAGGCCATACTCAACAAACGCTTTCGTTTCTACAAGGATACGGGCCTCGTCATCACTGGCGACCCTGCGGGCGGCTGGGGGCAGCTCAATACACGGACCACCACCAAACAGATATTCGCGGCTGCGGGCCTCCCGTATGAATTTCAGTCCAGAAAAGACAATCCCGACCTTCGCTGGTCAACGGGCCGCTCAATCCTGAATCAGATGGTGAATGGCGAACCCAAACTTCTTCTATGCCCGGTTAATTGCCGGCAGCTTATCGCCGCATGGGACGGCGGGATGCAGATGAAGGATGGCAAGCTCGACAAGAAAAGCCTCAATGCCAACGTTGGTGAATCAGCCGAATACCTCCTCTGGGGCATGGGCGAGGCAAAGGATGTGGTCAAACGCCCTGAAGGATCGACACCGAAGGGTCCGTTCAAAACTGCGGAGGGAAGTGGAAACGTCTTCTACCTGCCGCATCGCAACAAACGAAGAAAAGAAGGGCTGTTCAAGACAGCATAGGTGAGAAAATGGGCGCTTCCCTTGTCCCCAATCCGATCAGTCTTGGTTTCAGGGCGTTAACGTTCGGTCTGAACAATATCGAGAACGCGCGGCTCAACCAGCCGGGCTTCCCGAAGGGCGCGGAACCGAAACCGGATCAGGCCAATCTTTTGCAAGAGGGCGGGGCAACTGCACCTCCCGGCCTTGGCTCGCGTATGCCCAGCATCTACAGCCAGATTGGTGGCGGGAAGGTCAGGACACCAGACCCCGGTCCTGGTGGCAGGGGTGGATCACCGGGGGGCAGGAAATGATCGAGACGGACGCAAATCCTGTAGGGGTCATCCCTGTATGGCATGTGGTGTTTCGGGATAGCGAACTCAGAACCTTCTGGAATCTGTTTACCATCCCCGGCTATCGCCATGTTGCGGCGTATGGGTATTCAGCGGCTAATGATGTGTGGATTGTCGTTGACCCCGGCCTGACGACAATGGCCGTTCAGGTTCTTTCCCAGAATGAATTGACTCACTGGGTCGGGCAACATGCGCCGCGCACCTCTGCAATCCTCCGAATGAAATCCGATGTCAGCGCGCACTTCACGTCACGCTTCGGTCATTCGTGTGTATTCGCCGTCAAACAACTTCTCGGCCTGCCATCCGGTGCGTTCACCCCGCAAGGTCTTTTCCGTGAGATGCGCAAGCATGGAGCCGAGGATGTGTTTCTCGGCAGACTACCAAAACGAAAGCTCTTTTCATGGTTGATCTCTCTCCTTCAGCGCCTCCGGCGGAATCAAAGTCCGAAAAGGAAGCCCGCCTGAGAGCAGAGGCGCAGGCGAATGCCCGCAATACCAAAGCCCTTCAAGGTGATCTGCGCGCCCAAACCCGCGAGTTCATGCGGCGCTTCGGCCTGAACGCCGCTCTTGGGCAAGCAGGAAGCCCTGTGGCTGGTGTCGGCTTCGGTCAATCCACTGGCGGGATAGGTGGTGGTACAACGCCAGCAGGGGGCCTTGGTGGCTCTGGTGCCGGAGGTGGAACGACAGGGATTGGGAGCGGCTACGTCAGCAACGTGGCGCAATAACCGCCCATGGACATGACCGACAAGGAAAAGCGGGAACACGAAACGCGGATTAACGAGCAGATCAGCAAGGCTCGGGAATCCCGCACCCGCTTCCAGACGAGATACAACGCCTACTACGACCTGACAGCGCCGACGAAAAAGCGCGTCGGGAACGATACATCTGACCCGCGTCCCGCCGACGATCAAGACGACATATTCGATGCGACCTTCGAGGAAGTGTCAGAAAACTTCGCCGCCGACATGCTGGATGAATTTACCCCCAGCTACCGCCCATGGACGAAACACGAGCCTGTAGGCGGTGTCGCGTCCGTCGCGATGACGAAGAAGATCAAGGAATACATCACGGGCCGTATGGAATATCTGTACGACCAGATACGCCAGTCCTCCTTCGAGGAAGCGGTGCAGGAATGTTATCACGACATGGCCATTGGCCCTGCCGCGCTGATGATCCGCTATTCCCAATCTGGTCCCATCGACTGTGAATATGTACCTCTTGCCGAACTTCTTATACTGCCCGGCCCCCGTGGCGGCATTGGATGGCGAGCATGGGAGCGATACCCCCTTGAGAAAGACCTGTCCGTCATCTGGCCTGACCTTGATTGGCCGAAGATTCTGGGCAAGGATCCGACCCAACTCCGCAAGTCGAATAGTCGCATCAAAATCACGGAATGCTTTGACCGTGATTACACGAACGATGTTGAGGCATGGGAATACTATCTACTCGTCAAGGGGAAGATCGAAAACGCTGGCTATCAGCAAGGCCCCGGTTCGTGCCCGCTTCAGGTGGGTCGCATCCGCGTCTCTGTTCCTTCCGCGTATGGTCTAGGTCCTGCCTCAAAAGCAGTCCCCGCAGCGAGAACGCTCAACCGTCTCGCTTATCTGGAACTGAAACGTCTCGGCAAGGTGGTCGATCCTCCGGGTATTTTTGAAGACCCCGATGGCATCTTCAATCCCGACGAGGGATTTGAGCCGGGGTATATGTATCAGGCTGGCGAGGGCTTCAAGTTTCACGACATGGCCCCGCAGAACGATATTCGCGAGGGCTTCTTCAAGCGTGAAGAACTGGAGATGGCCATCCGTCGAGCCATGTTCCAGGACAAGCCGTTCCAGCGGGGGCTCACCCCTCCGTCCGCTACCCAATGGATAGATGAATCTACGGATCGCGAGAAACGCAAGGCGCTGCCCCGTGCCCGCGTCCACCGCGAATGGGTGCTGCCCATCCTGAGGCGCTTCGAGTGGGTGCTTGAAATGCGGGGTGAACTGGAAGAACTCCAGATTGACGGCAAGGCCATCAAGATCGAGCCCGTCTCTCCCTTGTCCAGAGCCTCCGACACGCAATCAGCGCAAGTCTCCATACAAGCCCTTACGGCGATGGCAGGCGTTTTCCCGCAATTCACAATGGCCGTGGAGATGGTGGAGACAGCACAGAACATCACCAGCAAACTGGGAGATGAAAATATCAAATTCGCAGACGGCGACCAGGTTCAGCAAATGCTCATGCAGGCTCTTACTCAGGGCCAAGGCGCTGGCGCTCCAGCGGGGGCTCCGACCCAATGACCAAGACAATGAAGTGGGATGACTTCGATGTTATCCGCGAGGATGACGTTACGGTCGAGTCCGTATTCACCGATGAAATCAACAAGGCCCTAGAGCGCATAGGGTCCGGCCCGGACGGGGACCATCTCAAGCAATTCCTTATGAAGACCATGACCCGGGGTGCCGCCCCCGGCGCAAGTCCGGTGCGTTTGAGCGAACTCGAAGGTGAGCGACGGTTCGCCAGATTGTTGTTCAACCGATTAAGCGGAACAAAACATGGCGCTCGAAACCGCACCAGCGGAAAACGAAGTGGAAGCAACGGCGGAAACGCCGAGTGAGGAAGTCGTAGCGGAAGCCACTGAGGCCCCCGCCGAGGTAACGGAAGAAGCGCCCGTAGAGGCCGCTCCCGAAGCCGAAGCATCAGAGGGTGAGGCAGAAGAAGCCCCCTCAGTTCCAGAAACACCAGACGCATACGACATCGCGCTCCCAGAGGAAATCAAACTCGCGGGCGGCGAAGCCGTCACCTTCGATGAAAAGGACCCGATGCTTGCGGAGTTCAAGGCCAAGGCTCACGAACTCGGCCTGAGCCAAGAGCAGTTCACGGACTTCCTTTCGTTCGGCGCAAATTTCCTCAAAGCCAATTTGGACGGCATCAGCACTGTTACTCAGGAAGCGGTGCAAGAACAAATCGCCAAGCTCGGCAAAACGCCAGAGCAGCAAGAGCAGCGAGTTCAGAACTTGTTTTCCGCGCTTACAAAACGCGGGAACGAGCAAGGCGCAACGGCCCTGATGAATGAAGTCAGGACCGTCGAGAGTTTCGAGTTTCTCGAAAAACTCCTCGAAGGCGCAAACGGCATGGGCGGCAAGCGCACTCCAGCCATCAACGGGACGATCAAGGAACGGCCTCCGATCCACGAACGTCTATTCGGACAAACAAGCCGATAGGGATAGAAGAAAATGGCAGCCTCATCTGCAACAAACCCGACGCTGGCGGACTGGAAGAATTCATTGCTTCCTGACGGAAGTGTCGCGTCTGACATCATCGAAATTCTCAACGAGGAAAATGAAATCCTCGATGACGTAACCTTTATGGAAGGCAACCTTCCTACGGGCCACCGCACGGTCATCCGCTCGGGTCTTCCGAGCCCGACCTGGCGCAAGCTCTACGGCGGCGTTCAGCCGAGCAAATCAACCCGTGTCCAAGTGACGGACAACTGCGGGATGCTCGAAGCCTACGCCGAAGTGGACAAGGCTCTGGCAGACCTTTCCGGTAATACTGCGGCTTTCCGCCTTCAGGAAGCGCGTGGGCACATCGAAGGCTTCGGCCAAACGGTTGCCGACACGATGTTCTACGGCGACGAAGGTCTGTACCCCGAACGCTTCACGGGCCTCGCCCCGCGTTATGACTCGCTGTCCGCTGAAAACGCTGACAACATCATCGACGCGGCTGGTACGGGTTCGGACAACGCCTCTATCTGGCTTGTCACATGGAGCCCGGACACCTGTCACGGCATCATCCCGAAGGGTTCCCAAGCGGGCCTTCAGATGAACGACAAGGGCCAAGTCACGATTGAAGACGTGGACGGTTCTGGTGGTCGCATGGAAGCCTACCGGACGCACTTCCGCTGGGATGTGGGCATGACTGTCCGCGATTGGCGCTATGTGGTTCGCGTCTGCAACATCGACAAATCAGACCTGACGAAAAACGCCGCGTCCGGTGCTGACCTCATTGACCTGATGACGCAAGCCATCGAACTCCTACCCTCGACCACCAAGGGTCGTCTGGCGTTCTATGTGCCCCGCACCATCCGGTCGTTCCTGCGCCGCCAAATGGTGGCCAAGGTCGCTTCCTCGACCCTGATGATGGACGAAGTTGCTGGGCGTAAAGTCCTGACCTTCGACGGCATCCCGGTTCGGCGTTGCGATGCCCTGGCTGGCAACGAAGCCCGCGTTACCTAATCCATAGAGAAAGGTGGAGATAAAACCATGATTATGGACGAACTCTTGGAATTTATGGACGCGCAGGCCGAGACGACC